AATAAGAAGAATAATAAAAAAGATAAAATTGAAAAAGAAAAGAATAATTCAAAAGAAGAGAATAAAAAAAATATTAATGAAGAAATTAAAAAGAATAAAGTTAATGATAATAAAAATTTAAATGAAAATTTGAAAAATATAGATAAAGAAATAGAAAATTTAAAAAGAAAACATATTTTTACAGAAGATGATAAAAATAATAAGAAGAAGAAATTTAAAGAAAATAATGATGATATTAAAGATGCAAAAGATGCAAAATACCAAAAAGATACACAAGATACACAAGATACAAAAGATACAAAAGATGCAGACGATGGAGAAGATACACAAGATACACAAGATACAAAAGATACAGAAGATACAAAAAATACACAAGATACAGAAGATGCAAAAGATACAAAAGATGCAGAAGATGCAGAAGATGCAGAAGATACAGAAGATGCAGAAGATACAGAAGATGCAGAAGATGCAGGAGATCAAGAACAAATAAACCATAATAATCGTGATAAAGATTTACTAGATAGTTATATTTTTTTTGTTGTTAATGATAATAAACAACCATATTATGATCCATTTTATAATCCATATTATGATAAAAATAGTAGTAATCAACAATATGATGATAAACAATGTGATGATGAACAATGTGACGATGAACAATGTGACGATGAACAATGTGATGATGAACAATGTGAAGATGAAAAATGTGATAATAAAAAATGCAATAATCAACAGCGTGATGATGAACAATTCGATGAAGAAAAATCAATAAATAATAGACGAAAGAAAAAAATGTTTAATAATTCTTTCGAGCAACAGAATGATCCATTTAGTGGAGGAATTCAAAATATATTTAAAGATATTATATCAAAAATTAATATTAAAAAAATAAAAAAAAAGGATTCTAAGGCATCTGATGATTTTTATAGTTATTTTAAAGAATCGCAACTATTATTACCAATTGATAAAGAAATAAAAAATTTAGATGATTTAATTAAATTAGGCGAAACATTTAATCCAGATGAAAAAAGTAGATATGTTATTAATTTAAGAGCATTACATAAATGTGTAGAACCATTAAAAGAATTAAATAATATGATTGGTATGAAAAATGTTAAAGAAATGATTATTGATTTAATATTTTTTAGATTACAAAATTTAGAAGATAATAAACAAGAGTTATGGCACATGGTTATTCAAGGAACACCTGGTTCTGGTAAAACAGAAGTTGCAAAAATTCTTGGTAAATTATATTATTCATTGGGTATTACAAAAGAAGATAAATTTATACAAGCTCGTCGATCTGATTTAATTGGTAAATATTTAGGACATACTGCTAAAAATACACAAGAAATATTTGATAAGGCAAAAGGAGGGGTTCTATTTATTGATGAAGCATATAGTTTAGGAAATCCAGATAATAAAGATAGTTTTTCCAAAGAATGCATTGATACAATTAATCAAAATTTAACAGAAAATAAAGATACCATTCTTTTTATTGCCGGATACAAAGAACAACTAGAAGAATCTTTTTTTAGTTATAATCCGGGATTAAATAGAAGATTTAAAATAAGATTAAGTGTCGATAAGTATAATGGTGAAGAGCTTAGAAAAATTTTCTTAAAAAAAATAAGTGATAATAACTGGAGTGTATTTAATGATGATTTTACAAATGAAATTCCACTACAATTTTTTGAGAAGAACATTAGTTATTTCAAATATAATGGAGGAGATATGGAAAATTTATGGCATTTTACAAAAATTGTTCATGCGCGAAGAATATTTGGAAAATCAAATGATATTGTTAAAAAAGTAACAAAAGAAGATTTGGATAATGCATTTAAAATCTATTCATTGAATGATGAATTTAAAAATAGGAATGAATCATTGCAGAAATATATACATGATTCGATTTATATCTAAAATAAGGGAACCTAAAAGGGAACCTAGGCTCCCTTTACATCCTTCCTATTCCATCAAAGGGAACTTACTTTTTTATTAAATCCTTTATTATATCGAAAATAAACGCACTTATTTCATTCGCCTTATAAAACATCCTATTTATTATAATTCTTGAAAGCGGCGAGAGAATAAGTTTTTTCATAAAAATAAATAAATATATAATATATATAATTATGAAATTATATTTATTACCTATTATTTTAAATACTATGGTATATTCAGATAAAATTCAAACAGTTTTTCGTAATTCATATTTTCTTCCTAAAATATCATATAACTCACTATTAAATAAAATAGAAGATCATCAAGTAAAAAAAATATATTTTTCAGGAAAATATGATTCTGTTATATCAGAAAACGTTATAGAATCTCCAGTTTCTACTGTTGAGCCATCTTTCATTGGATATGATAAAACATTTTTAGAAGATTATTCTATTACCTCTATTGCCCCATCATTAACAAACACTCTAGTTGATTTATCTGTTAAAAATAATGTAGAACCAGTATTTATTCAACAACTTCAACAACCGCCTAATTTAATTCAAACTATTGGAAATGATATTGGATCAGCATTTAACTTTATTTTTCCAATATTAATTATATCAACAATAATTAATTCTGTTCGTGGAAATGCCGGTCATCCACCTGGATTATTTGGATTAAATTTAGATTTCAAAAAAGATAAACTTAGCATGATAAAAGCAAATGTTTCATTACAAAGTTTTGCAGGAAGCCCCGAAATTTTTGAAGAATCCACTGAAATTATTTCTTATTTGCGAAATGAAACATTATATAAAAATGCTGGAGCAGAAATTCCTCGTGGAATTTTATTAGAAGGTTCGCCAGGAACAGGAAAAACATTATTAGCAAAGGCCATTGCAAGTGAAGCAGATGCAAATTTTATTTCCATCTCAGCAAGTGAGTTTATTGAAGTATTTGTTGGTGTAGGTGCTTCTAAAATTCGAAGTTTATTTAGACAAGCTCGAGAAAATAGACCAGCTATTATTTTTATTGATGAAATTGATTCTATTGGAAAACAAAGAGGTGGTCCTGGAAGATTTAATAATGGTGGAAATGATGAACAAGAACAGACATTAAATCAACTTTTAGCTGAAATGGATGGATTTGTAAATAATCAAGGTATTTTAGTCATTGCTGCAACAAATAGAAAAGATATTCTTGATGCAGCTTTATTACGTCCAGGGCGATTTGACCGAATTATAACTGTGCCGCTTCCTGATAGAAAATCAAGAGTTGATATTTTGCAAGTTCATTCCCAAAATAAAATTATAGATCCAAATATAAATCTTGAATTTATTGCAGAATTAACAAGCGGATTTTCAGGAGCGCAAATTAAAAATTTATTAAATGAGGCAGCTATTTTAGCTGTAAGAAAGGGGGGAAATACGATACAACAAAATGATATATTAGATGCACTTGATAAATTAGTAGTTGGAATAGTTAGAAAAATAGATAATCGTAGTGAAGAAGCAAGAAAAAGAGTAGCAATACATGAAATTGGACATGCATTATTATGTAGTTTATTTAAAGAGTCATTTTTACTCAAAAAAGTAAGCATTCAGAGTACTTATAATGGTGCAGGAGGATTTACTATTTTTAGTGAATATCCATCTGTAATTGAAAGCGGTCTTTATACAAAAGATTTATTAAAAAAACGATTAATTATTTCAATGGGTGGTAAAGCAGCTGAAAATTTATATTATGGCGAACAATTTATATCAGGTGGTGCAATTCAAGATCTAAAACAGGCAAATCAATTAGCTCAGCAAATGATAGGTCTTTATGGTATGGGAAATAACTTAGAAGCTTTTTATAATCAAAATTTAGATGGAGGACGCGGTGGGATTATTCAATATTCTGAAAAAATAAAACAAGGAATAGATAAAGAGTGTTTAGAATTAGTAGATGGAGCTTATCAATCTGCTAAAATATTATTGGAAGAAAATAAAGTTAAAATGGATTTATTAGTTCAAGAATTATTAGATAAGAATATTTTATATCCTGAAACTTTTTATAAAGATTATTACACCAACCGGAAAGAAAAATGAGACAAACTCATACTAAATTTCGATGGCTGGAAGAATTACCTTCCGTAAAATCAACTGATGGTCTTACTTTTTCCATTTCTTCTTTTTTATTTGAAATGGTGAAAGACGAAATACAAAATTCATTTGGTCTTTGTTGTTTATATAACCAACATTTTCCCAAATTCATTATATTTATTGCTGAATTTGCGTCTCGTGTTCTAAATACGATTTTTTTGTTTTCGCAACTCACGCAGTTAGAACACACTAAAAGACGAAATTCTTCCTTATTTTCCTTGTTTCTGTAATGTTTTAATTCTTGAAAACAATCACAGCATTTCTTACTTGTATTACATTCATTGATTGTAATTGTATCATATCTCTTATGGATTAGTTTCCTTAATCCTTTATTCATTGTAGGCATAAAATGTTTCATTTGTGATGTCCTACTCCAATTACCATAACAAATCAAAATATTTTCCCCAAATGTTTCTTGTATTTTATTCAAAAATGTATCTATTGATTTATTACCATAACTATACTGACGGAACTTCATTTTTCTCCATACTTCTTTTTTATAAAAATCCATAGTTTGTTTATTCAATTTATCTTTCTCAATCAAATAATATTTGAATTTATCATAATTGATTGACTTACTATTTTGTAATGATAAAATAGTTTCATACTCATTTATCTTGTTATTTCTCTTCTCTCGTTGTAGAATAATTTGGTTTCGTTTCGCCATACTTTCCTTTTTTCTTTGTGGTGCGGTATATTGTAATGTATTTCCTTGTCCGTCCATCATATAAACCAATGAACGCTTACCAGGGTCTAAACCAATTATATTTCTTGATTGTAAATTTTCTAATTGTTGTTTATCCAATTCTTCAATACTAATATATTCAAAATCTTCACTATTTACCTGTTTGTTTTTATTTTCTTCTCCTTTACAATCTTTTCTAATAAATAATAAAGAACAACTAATGCCATCCGTTGTAATTTCATTATGAAAAGTATAATGTTTATTTTTGAATAATCTATGTTTCATATTCAACAAACTACTCCATATTATATTTTGATAATTAGTTATTTTTTTCAAAACTTCTCCTTTCTTCTCACTTTCAGGACAAAATAGTTCAGCAATACAAGAACTATCAAACTTTATATTTTTTGGAATAATATTGTTTCGTAATGGTAGAGGTTGGAATAATTTATTTTCTTGTGTTTCTATTATAGAATTCATATACAACATTCCTTTCAAATACTCAAATTGCCTTAATTTAACATCATAATATATTGATTTTTTTATATTTGTTGGTAAAATATGAGATAAATGAGTAGTTTTCCATTTATTAAATATTTCATTTGTTTCTTCTAACATAAGCAATTGATGTTTGAATTCAAATAATTCTTTTTTATCATTTGTAATACCATCAGTTGTTTTATTGATAAAGCGTAAAAAATGTTGAATAAAATGCTCCTGAATATTATTAGAGATACATACCTGAATTTGTTCTGCTACAATATTTATCAAATGCGATTTATTCACTAAACTTGTTTTGTTGTGATTGAGTAAAGGTTGATATTCTTTTATATAAAATTCTTGTAAAGTATATAATAATTGTGTATCTTTTGATTTTCTTCCACTATTAGATTTTGTTCCTAATGTTTTGATACAATATTTTACAAATGTAAATTTATCATCAAAAACAGGAAACTCTAAATTATTATGAAAACAGTAAAGAATATATAACCGGATGAATTGGTAAGTATGAATAACTAAATCATTCATTTCAAAAACTAAATTAGTAATAATTGGTTGAACCTCACTATGTTTCAATAAAACAGATTTGAGTGTTGTTTTGATGGTCTTAAATTTAGATTTCTCTAAATTCCTAAAAGTTTTGAATGTTTCTTTCTTTTTCTTTTTTACCATTCTATATATTTACTAAATATTTTATTTTTAAATAATTTACCGCATTTATTTAATTATTCCTAAATATAATATATTTTATAGTTTTTTTTGGATTATTATTTATTTTTATTGTGTAATCATTTCCAATAAAATTATAATTTTGTTTCCTTAAAATACTCCTAATAATATTTAAATAAGGACGCTTACATTCAAAATTAGGTTTAAATGATGATATTGTAGAACAAGCAAAATATTTTTGAATATCATCTTTTAATTCCATTATTTTATTTTGTTTTTCAATGTCTTCATCTAAATCATATAATAAAAAAGTATTATCTTCTTTTAATTGTAATATGGTAATAATTTTATTACATATATCTTCTCTTTCATTTTGAAATTTTTCACTTAATTTAATCCTCATTATATAAAATTAAGCAATTTATTTTTAATATGTTTTTGTCTCATTTTTCTTTCTGGTTGGTGTAATTATATGGGCTAGTAATCTGTATAAGAATTTTCTATTTTATTATGATTATTAAAGTCTTCATAAATTTCATAAGCTTCTATTTTTTTTGTATCATAAATAGAAGCTATATGTTCTTCTACTTTTTTTTTAATTTCTGAACTTTTTTTATACTCCTGATATTTTTTTTCGATCATTCTTATATCTTCATCAAAAGATATTTCAAGACCATCTTCATATTTTAGTTCCTCTTTTAATTTAGTCAATTGATTATATATTTTTTCCATTGATTTTTCAGATAATTCTTTTATTGCAATATTTTCATATTTATCACCATTGAATATACGTGCTTCTTTCATATTTTTATCAAGAACTACATTCAAATTTATTTTATTTTTCAAGATACTATTTAGAAATCCTGTAAATTTATTTTTACATATAATTGATTGAATTTTTAAATAATTATCAAAATGTTCTAAATTCCATTCATTATCAAAAGAAACGGGTAAATTTATATTTATAATATTTGTAATATTATTTGTAATATTTATATTATCAATGTTTATATTATTAGTAATGTCTTGATTAGTTTTTTCTTTACAATAATTTTTCTGATGATTGTATAAAGATTTTTTATCAGAATAAGGTTTATTACAAAATTCACATTTTACATCATTTCTTTTATTTAATCTTATTGTAGATAATTCATATATTTCTTCATCTGTATATGGTATTGATTCTGTATTTATTTTTTCACACTTATTTTTTTTATTTAGATGATATTTTATGTTTTGCAATTTATGAGTAATATATTTACATCTCAAGCATTCATATTGATTTATCATTTTAGAAGGAACGTCACTAATACTTTTATTTATTTTATAATTATTTTGGGTTTCTTCTACATTATGCTCTATCATTTTACATAAATATATAATTCTAAACTTATATATATAATTTTATATAAAAATAAAAGGTATAAAACGACTAATTTTTATTTTAACATTGAATTATTGAGAAATTTAATATTCTTAAAAAAAGTTTATTGATAGAGGTATAAAACAACCAAAAATGGTATAAACGGATGAATAAAACGACCAAAAAATATTTGACATTGAATTATTGAGAAATAGAATATTTTTAAAAAAAGTTTATTGATAGAGGTATAAAACGACCAAAAAAAGGTATAAAACGACCAAAATGGTATAAACGGATGAATAAAACGACCAAAAATAATTTAACATTAAATTATTGAGAAATAGAATATTGTTAAAAAAAGTTTATTGATAGAGGTATAAAACGACCAAAAAAATGGTATAAAACGACCAAAAAATGGTATAAACGGATGAATAAAACGACCAAAAATAGTTTTACATTAAATTATTGGGAAACCCTATATTTTTAAAAAAAGTTTATTGATGGAGATATAAAAATGGTATAAACGGATGAATAAAACGACCAAAAATGGTATAAAACGACCAATTTTTAGTTTAACATTGAATTATTGGGAAATAGAATATTTTTAAAAACAGTTTATTGATAGAGGTATAAAACGACCAAAAAAGGTATAAACGGATGAATAAAACGACCAAAAAATATTCATCAATAAATTATTGAGGAATAGATTTTTTAAAAAAAAAATTATTGATAAAAATATAAACAGACTAAAAAATAGTGGTATAAACGGATGAATAAACGGATGAATAAAACGACCAATTAAATTTTCAACTAAAAATTTCAAAAAAAGATTTCAAAAAAAAAAAAATTTTTTTTTTTCAAAATTTAAAAAAATATTATAAAATACGAAATTTAATTTTGGTTGTTTTATTCATCCGTTTATTCATCCGTTTATACCACTATTTTTTACTAATTTTATACATTTATCAATAAATTTTTTTAATAAAATATGAGTTTTACATTAATTTATTGGGAAATATTTTTTGGTCGTTTTATTCATCCGTTTATACCATTTTTGGTTGTTTTATACCTCTATCAATAAACTTTTTTAACAAAATATACATTTTACATTAATTTATTGAGAAATACATTTTTGGTCGTTTTATACCTTTTTTGGTCGTTTTATTCATCCGTTTATACCATTTTTATATCTCCATCAATAAACTTTTTTTAAAAATATAGGGGTTTACATTAATTTATTGGGAAATATTTTTTGGTCGTTTTATTCATCCGTTTATACCATTTTTTGGTCGTTTTATACCTTTTTTGGTCGTTTTATTCATCCGTTTATACCATTTTTATATCTCTATCAATAAACTTTTTTTAAAAATATAGGAGTTTACATTAATTTATTGAGAAATATTTTTTGGTCGTTTTATTCATCCGTTTATACCATTTTTTGTCGTTTTATACCTTTTTTGGTTTTTTTATACCTCTATCAATAAATTGTTTTAACAAAATATACATTTTACATTAATTTATTGAGAAATACATTTTTGGTCGTTTTATACCTTTAGTAGAAAACGACTAAAATTTTATAAAAAAATAAAATAATTAATTTAGATTGTTTCTAGATCTAACTTTTCATCAATACCTATAGATGAAGGTGCATCTGTAAAAATAACATCTCCAGATTGTTTTTCAGGGTGTAAGTTAGCCGGCATATATCCATTACTTGTTAAATAAGAAATATCTGGCTGACTATAAGTATATAAAATATCTCCTTTACCCTTCTCAAAATCACGAAGTGATATTTTTACAATCGAATTAAGGACAACAAATCCATATTTCTTTGAACCTTGACCAAGATGAACTAATATTTCCTCTTTTTCAAGGCCATTTTCAGTAATAATTTTGCATCTAAATCTATACCCTCCTAATACTGCAGTAATTTCTGCAATATGAGAATCTTCATCTTGACTGGGAAGTGGCGTTTCTTTTGCTTTAATATCGTTGCTGTTTTTAAGCTTCTTTGTTTTATTTCCACCTTTGGTATTCTTGGGCATGATGATATATAATATTATAATTATTTTATATAATAATATATTTTAACAAAAATTTATCAATTTTTATTTTTTCTTTAGGTTTTGTATAATATATATGATGGAATAGGAGAAGTCTAAGAGTAAATAGGAAGGTCTAAGGGAAACCCAATGTTTCGTTTAAGGGAATAAGAGGAGGGGGAAGAGAAACCTTAGGTTCCCTTTGTGAAGTAAAAACTAATTATCATCATTAAGATAAATATAATTACTACATAAAGTAGTATAAAATTATGTTTATATTCTGATGAGTAATCAGTAAAATATTCAATTCCTTGAAATCCTAGTTTACATTTCACCTTTCTAGAATTATGATCACATTTTATAATAGAATTAGGATCAAATATATTATCATCATAAACATATGTATCACCATATTTTTTTTGGCATGCATCAGTATATATTTGTTTAAGAGTTGAATAATCATCTATTTTCTTATGATTTATACAGTCTGTATATGTATTAGTATTTATATTTTTATCTATTTTTTTAGGGTATGAATTTAATAAATTTTTCTTTTTTCCTTCTATATAGGTAATAGATTTACAATTAGGTGATTGATTAAAACATTCTTCCATACATTTATTTTTATTATCTACAAGAATAGTTTTTATTTTATTTTTTGGAACATATTCATTATTAGGAATAGATGTAAAATAACTATCATAATTATTATCAATTTTATCTAGATCTAGAAAATTTTTGGTTAGAATATAGGTTTGTATATCATTATATTTATTTATTTGATTATCTTCAACTCTTTCCGATAATTCCATGCTATTAAATAAAATACATTTATTGCTTGAAATCATTAATTATAATATATATTTATTTTTAATTATTAAGAAAATTAAAACAATATATAATATATAAAATGTTATTATCTAATTATCAAGCTACTGAACTAATTTTTTCAGTTATATTTTTTGTTGTATTATATGCTGTTTATATAGCTCTTACTGCACAACAATTTAGATTATTTGATTTACTATGGTGTAGTATTACATTATTTTTAATATTATTATTTAAAGATTTTTATATGAATTTTAATATATTACAATCTCAAAATTTATCGTATAATAGTATAAATGCAGTATATTAGCTTTTTTATATTAGCTCATGTTTTATTCTTTCTAATTCAATTTGTTTGTGCATTAAAATTAGAACCATTCCAATATTCACAAATGATTTTTGGTTCTTTTTTTATATTATTATATTTTGGTGTTTTTGGGTCTATTTTAACAGGTAATCCTGAATTATTAAATAATTCTGCTCTTTTTGCAACATTATATGCTGTTTGGTATTATTTAGTCAAAAAATTAACAAATGGAATTAATAGCGATGATAATGGAGTTATATACTACTAAAATTCAATCCTTTCTTTTATTTTTAAGAAATATTTAAGTACTTCTAAACTATCTTCAATTTTTTCTTACATGTAAAAATAAAATCTCATATATATTTAACAAATTATATGAAATACTATTATTTATCTTCATTACAAAAAACAGATATCTTTATAACAACTTTACTTTTTTGTATATTTATTGGATTCTTAAAACCATTATTACTTGATATGGAAATAAATAGTCGTGATGTAATTACATTTACATTATTATTCTTTGTTTGGTATGGTTCAACTTTATTATTTACAAATGCATTTACATATGAAAGAGATTTTAATAAATTAGTAAATATATAGAACATATTTTATTCTATTTTATTCTATGTTATAAATATAATGAATTATAAATTAAAAAAAATAATAATTCTATTTGTTGAAATATTAATTATAATAATATTATTATATTTTTTCACAAAATTATCTGAAAATTTTACATCAGATAAAAAATATGATTGTATAATATCTATAAATGTTCACGAAAATTTTGAATTTTTATTAGAACAAATAAATAATATTAAAAAAAAAGTTAAATGTAAACATGCTATTATACTAAATTGTAATGATTTTATGTTTAATGAATGTAAAAATAATACATTACCAGAAGATGTTTATGTACATGATATAATATTAAATAAAAGAAGATTTCATGGATCATTAACAGAAGGGATTTATAATAATATATGCTATTCAATAGATAATTTTGATTTTAAATATTTTATTGTTGCATCTTCTAGAAATTTATTTAAAAACGATATGAAATTAGATGTTTTAAATAAACTTGTTACAATTGGAAAGCCATATACAGAAAATATTCCATATACAGAATGGTGGTGGCCAGTTTTTATGAATACAAAATTAGCTAAATATTACATAGAAAATAATCAAGAATTATATAATTCACCACATGAAGGTTTATTATTAACAAAAAAAAGTTGTATTAAAATAAAGTCTTTTTTAGAAAATAATATAGAAATAAAAGAAGATCTCTTTAATTTTGATGGATGTGTTGAAGAGTTTGCATTACAAACTATTTCAATGAATAGTGGTGAAAACATTTATTATATTGGAAATGGTGTAGAAGAAAATGAAATTAAAGAAAATACATCTGAAGAAGAAATGTATATTTTTATGTATAAAGTAGGGCGAAATATTCAATCTATAATTGATAAATTTTCAAATTTTTTTGGATAATAAATATATATACATAAATCAATGAGTAAAATAGAAGAATTTGAATCTATATTAAAAAATGATACTAAATATAAAATTGTTCAAGTATCAGCTGAATGGTGTAAACCATGTAATATGATTAAACCTCTTATTAATAATTATCTTACTGAAATAAATATTAAAATAGAATACATCAAACTAGATTATGATGAAATAAATGAAATACCTGAATTTGAAAAATATTTTCAAGTAAAAAAATTACCCTATTTTGTATTATATAAAGATAATATAAAAATAGAAGAGTTTGCATCATCTGATTTTAATACTGTTAAAAATAAATTTAATGAATTCTTTAATGATTTTGAAATAAACAATGATTTTTAGAATAAAATAAGTATTCTTAATTAAATCTTTATAGATTTAATTTGGAAATAATTTTCTTTTTTAATAATAATGGACTTAGAAGAAAATAAAACAAAATCTAAAAAAGTTGGTAAAAAGACAAATAAAAAACAAAATAAAAAGGATATTTTATCAGAATTAGAATACTATGAATCTGAAAAAGATATTTTTAGTTATAAAAATATGCAATATTTATCTAATAAAGAAAAAGGCGATTTTGATAGTAAATTTTCTCTTCCTAGAAATCAATCTCAAGAAAAGTTTTTACGATATTTAAAAAATAAAGACTATAAAATTGTTATTGCATCTGGTCCAGCAGGAACAGGTAAAACACTTTTTGGAATAGAACATGGTATTAAGAACTATATTTTAGGAAATTTTGAAAAATTAATTTTTACACGTCCAGTTGTAGCAGTTGATGAAGATATTGGATATTTACCAGGAACTATTGAAGAAAAAATGGCACCTTGGATTAGACCTATATATGATATCTTATATAATTTTATGTCCCCTAAAGAGGTTGAACATTTACTAACTGAAAAATATATTGAAATATCGCCACTTGGATTTATGCGCGGAAGAACTTTTAAAAATTGCTGGATTGTTGCTGATGAAATGCAAAACAGTAGTATTTCACAAATGAAAATGCTTCTTACTAGAATAGGTGAAGGAACTAGACTTGTAATAACGGGTGATTTAGAACAAAATGATAAACATGGTAATATGAATGGATTAAAAGACTTTTTAGATAAAATAAAAGGTCGACGATCAGATAGCATTTCTAGTATTGAATTTAATACAGCAGATATTGAAAGAGAAAATGTTGTTAGAGAAGTATTAGAAATATATAATGGTAATAAATTATTAAGTGAAATTCAAACAGAAATAGATCAACAATCTTCTTCTGCATCTTTATAAATAATAAGTAAAAATATTATTTTTGAAATTAGTGTTACTATGAATATTTCCTGTATTAAATCTAAATTTATGTGTGCAACTAATTGAATCATAATATTTACATGATGAATTTCTACATGTATAAAATGGATAAATATAGTTAAGTCATCATATTTTTCTTTTCTTTATGTAATTTAACAACTGGTTTCATTTTGAATGAAATACCAGATGCCATAGCCTTTTTAGCTTCTGCTGGTGTATATTTAGAATATTTTCCATGATAAGGTCCATACATTTTTTTTGAGGAACCTTGAGTTGTTTCTTTAATAACATATGTAGCATTGCATTGAAGTTTTTTCATTCCTTTTAATCCCATATGTAAGCAAATAGATTTTAATAATTTCTTAGCAGCATTTAGTGGTGTTTGAGTTTCTTTTATAGACGCGCTATAATCTAATTTGACTGATTTTCCATTTAATTCAACAATTTTAAAGTTACGGTATGTTCCAGTGTATTTTGATGCACCACCTTCACTAGAATTATTATCTTTTTTATTACTACTATTTGGCATTTTTATATATTATATAAAAATATTTATTTTTTTTAATAATTATAAATTTAAATAAATATAATTATATAAATGAAAATAGATTTTCCTATTTTATACATTTTAGATCATAATAATAAAAAAAGATTCTGGCATATATGGATTGATGGTGAAAATATTTATAGAGAATATGGAATTATTGGTGGTAAAGTAATAAAAACTATTAAAAATTTTATTGATCATAAAAAAGCATTAACTGAAGTTAAATTTTTGCTTAGAAAGAAAAAAGAATCGGGATTTAAAGAATCAATTAATAATAAAATTCAAAAAAGGACTGATGTTGTAAAACCAATGGGTGCATATAAATTAGATGATCATAAAAATAAAATTATTTATCCTGCTTTAGTTCAGAGAAAATTAGATGGGTTTAGGTGTATGGCAAATAAAACGAAAAATAAAAACAGTGTTCAGTTATATTCTAAAAATATGAAACCCTTTCATTTTTTAAATCATATTCGAGAAGAAATTGAAAAATTAAATATATCAGATTCTATCTATTTAGATGGTGAATTATATTCTTGGGGAAGACCATTACGTGAAATTAGTAGTTTTGTTACGAAAAAATATGCAACTTTAGAAGAAGAACAAAAAATGAAAGTTATAGAGTATCATATTTTTGATATGATTAATTTAAATGATATGTCACTAACATTTGAAGAAAGATATAAAAATTTAGAAAATTTATTAAAAAATAAAGGTTTTGAATATTTAAAAATAGTACACTGTAATCAAGTTAAGAATTATGATGAAATAATGCATCTTAATAATGCCTATTTATATGAAGGATATGAAGGTGTTATAGTGCGAAATAAGAACGGGCTTTATAAATTAAATAGTAAATCATATGATGTATTACGCACCAAAGAGTTTAAAAAAGGTGATTTTACTATAGTTGACGCAAAAGAAGGAACGGGAACTCAAAAAGGTGCAATTATATGGAAGCTACGTTGTTTAAAAGCAAATGATACATTTTGGGCTATACCTATTGGAACTATTAAAGATAGGATTAAGATGTATATTGATTTTAAGAAAAATAAGGATAGTTATATTGGAAAAATGGCAAGAGTAAAATATTTAGAAACAGATAAAAATGGATGTGTAACACGAAATCCAATTGTGGAGAGTATTCTATAAAAATTGATTAATTTTTTATTTACTTATTCAATATTTAATTAAAGTAAAATTTGAAGAAATGACTTCTTTTTCTGAGCATGAACGGCATCTTTTTGAAGACTTGATTATTAAAAAACTATCTACATCATCTAGTTTTATTAGCATAGATGATATTGTTGATGATATTAAAGATAAATTGAAAGATAAGAATAATATTATTAACGATATTTACTTGAAAATTACTATAATTCTTTTGATCATGAGAGCTAATTACTCTTATATTCAAATGCATGAAGCAAATGGAACAATTGAAACTAAAATGTCTAATTATCCAGCTGAATATAAAGAGAATTTTGATGAAGAAGAAATTTTTGATTCAGCTCTTTTAGAAAAGAAACGCGATATGTCAAAGGAAAATCATCAAAAATTGAATAAACTTATTAAAAATATGTATGAATATATTATTGATAATCAACTTTATCGATTTTTATCTTTAAAAGATTTAAAAGGAAATAATATATTCCATATATTGTTTTTAAACAATGATATTGAAAGAATATTAAAAATAATTAATTATGATAATTATTTATTTTTATATAAAAATAATGATCAAAAAACTCCTCTTCAGTTAACGAATGATGCGGATATATTAAAAATGGTTGTTACTAGAAACTCTGAATTATTAGTTCAATTGAGATGGAATAACGATGAACTAGCAACATATGTTAATAATTTTAATAATTTTTTTAATATTATTATGTTATTAAATTTTGCATTGAATGCTGTCTTTTTATATCTTTATTACAATAAGTGAACCTAGGTTCTCTTATAAACCCTCTATAAAAATATAGATTAAATTATAAATAAATTTTTAAAAATAATAATTAAAGAATATAAGAATGTATAAGAAAATGAGCTTATTTTGGTAAAAGATATTTCTTAAATTTTAACATCTGAGTATATGTATTTCCAACCGTAACTTCTGATGTCTTACATTTTTCTGAAATATCTTTTTTCGTAAGTTTTAATCCATATTGTTGAGATATCAAATATATACATCCAACTGCAATAGATTTTGGATTATTTTCCTGACATATACCTAATTTATCAATTAAAACAGCAGATTGAACAGCAATTTTTGTAAATTCTCTTTCAATATCTAATAAATTACAAAATCTTTCTATCAAATCCTTTGATTCTATTGGCTTCATATTTTTAATATATTCTTTATTTTTAGTAAACATTAACTCTGTAAATTCATTACATCCTTTTGATAGTTTTTTTGATTTAATATCAAAAAGTTTAGCAACTTCTTCCGTACTTCTAACCATTCCTTGATCTCTCAATGCATTAAAAAAACAAGCTGCTATTAAACTTTCTCTTGATGCACCCCTTTTAATATAATTTTCACTTATAATTTTATACATATTCATTGTTGCATCAATAATTGACTGTGGAACATTATCAATATTTGCTTTCGATGCAATTTTATTTAAAATACCAATTAAAGATCGTTCTTTATAGGAAAGACCATTCCAACTATTTAATCTTCTATATACTTCAAATCCTTTACCTAAGATAACAATACTTAGTGTTGATTCAGATATAATTGAATTTGTTGGAATACCACATCTATTTGGATCAGATGACCGTTTATTATCATCACTTCCATAGTAACGCCACTCTGCTTGATAGTCAATAATTGAATTATTCTCTGTTCCACAGTACGTGCATACTATCATTTCTCCATCCATTATTAAAAAGCCGTCTTTTTTGCAATTAAAACAAATATCTTTCTTTTGATTATCTTTTAAACCACTTGATTTAAAGGATGACAATATTTCTTTCTGATCATCAATTTCTTTCATTATTGTTATTACTTCAGTTTCTTTTATTTCTTTATTATAAGAATCATTAATTTCGTTATATAGCCCCCAAATATCAGTTGACATTATATTTTTATATATAAAACTCTTTAAATCAATTATAAATAATATTCATTTTTATTTAATTCTTTATAAAATTAAATATAGATTATAATTAGAATGTTAGTAAAAAAGAATATTAAAAATAAAAGTAGAAATAAAAAAAATTTTATTCTTTCATTTTTTAAAGGAGGTGAAAATAATATAGGTGGGATAGAAGGTGCTGGAATTGAAAATTCAATTATGAATCAAGCACAAACATTTATTGCAATTATTATTATTGGCTATTTTGGTATTAAAATAGTATATGGATTATTTTTTGGATTTTATCCAAAGAAATATTATTACCGCGATATTGAAATTAATACAAATGATTTTTCAGATGAATCTTCTTCATCTAGTACAGTAACAACTCCAAGTTCATCTTCATCGGAAAGAGCGGGCTCAGTTGCTAAAAATATTGTTTTAAATGCATATGTACCTGGATTATGGAATAATGAAATGACTGATTTTATTACGGTTTTAGTTATGACATTTATTATTTTTGTAATGACTAATTCTAGTTCAAAAAGTTATATATCAAAAGAAGGAACTATACATCCTGCATTTATTACTGGATATATTTTAGGCTTAGGATATCCTGTTTTTATTCAAAATTATGGTGATTATTTTAATAAAACATTTCAATCATCATGTATTATACAATATATGTATTTGGCAGTTTTAATTGCTATTATATTTATGATAGTATTTATGAATTATTATTCTAATAATGGAACGACTGTTGCAAGTAAAATAAATTATATTGTTTATATTGTTGTTTTAGCATTACTTATTTTTGGATTAATCTTTTCTAAAAAAAATAAAGAAAGCTATAATAGTGTAACTTATTCTAATACAAATGGTTCCATTTGTTCTACTAAACAAAATGGTATTATTCAATCAAGTGCGGAAGTTGTAAATATAACTGCTCCATTTGTATCTTTTATTATATTATTATTATTTACATATGAACCATCTGAAATATCAATGAAATATTTATATATATTTATGTACGCTTTATTACTTGGTATTTTTGTAAGTAGTATATCTTATTATGGAATGGAATTTTTATTAGTTAAAGAACCACAAAAAGAATGTAATAGTATAGCAGAATGTTCTTTAAAAAAAATGCCGACTCCGATTAATTCAACATTAATAAATAGTAATATAAATGCAGTATCAGATAATAGTAGAGATTCTTATAGTAAACAAAATTCAATAGTAGATGTTGATTTTTCTAATTTTAATTATATTGTGATTCTAAAATTTAGTATGTTGGCACTAATTATTATTGGAGTTTTATATCTTATATTTTTTTATTATATAAAAGCAAGAGGTACATAAAATGGAAATATTACCACATTTTTGGATAAATTATTTATCAACTAATAATTTAAATATAATTAAAAAAAAAAAAATAAAATATGTTGTTCATTTATTTAAATATTCTACTTTTTTTAAAATAAAAGATGTAGAAGAAATAAGAATTCCGATAGATTATAAAGAAGAAGATAGTCTTGAACATAAAAATATTATATTATATCAACATCTATTTGATATTACTGATTATATACATGATAAAATTAATAATAATGAAAAAATTTTGATAATTGGTGATGAAGAAAAGCAAGATTTAGATTGTATTATAATTGCATATTTCATTAAATATGGTAAATTAACAATTTCTGAATCGATAAAATTCCTTCATACAAAAAAAAATAATATATTTTTACCAAAGATTCTATTTTTTCATGCATTAAATAAATTTTATCATGATCTAAAAAAAATATAATTATATTATATATGGGTAATTCAATTTCAGAACAACCGTTAGCTGATATTCCTAAAAAAAATACTAAAAATAATATTGATACATTTGAACTAAATGAAATGGATGAAACTTTTCAAAAAATAATTTATGTATCTAATTCTTTATTAAAAGAATACAAAAATCAGTTTTTAAATAAAAATTTTTGTAATAACCTGGCACTTATATATGAAAAAAATTTATCAAAATTTAGTATTAAAGTTATAAAAGATATGTATAATAATGTTCAATCTCCTATTCAAAATGAAGAATTATTGCTTGTATTACAAGATACTCCTAAAAATGATGATAAATTTTTTGTTGATATGTTTAAAGAAAATTTAAATGAACATTTTTGGAAAAAAAATATGGATATAAATTTTAGTAAATTTAAGGAAACAGAAGATGGATTAAATGTTAATAATTTGAATAGTTTAATCAGAAAACCAAAATATATTCAATTTAAACATGTTAATAATCTATTAAGTGAGTTAGATAAAATAGAAAAACAACAAAATGAAGAACAATCACAGAATCAAGAGCAAGAACCAGTTCAAGAACCAGTTCAAGAACCAGTTCAAGAAACTTCTTTTATTAGTGGAGGAGGAAATAATTTAGGAACAAAACAAAATTTAAATAATTTTTTGAATAATAAATCGAGTGAACAAGTTAAAGGAAAAAAAAATAATATTATAGTAAAATTAAGAAATACAGAACAACTATTATCAAATACTAAAAATATTTTAAATGGAAAAAAAATAAATGAAGCACCGGTTCAAAATAATAGTCCTAAAAATAATATTGTTCAAAATAATAGTCCTAAAAATACTCCTAAAAATAACATTGTTCAAAATAATACTCCTAAAAATAACATTGTTCAAAATAATACTCCAAAAAATAACATTGTTCAAAATAATACTCCTAAAAATAACATTGTTCAAAATAATACTTCTAAAAATACTCCCAAAAATAATACTAATAAAAATAATACTCCCAAAAATAATACAGTTTCAGAATTACCCGAAAATAATATAAATACTGAACAAATTGAAAAAAAAATAAATAAAGTACAAAAAGAATGGTTAAGTCCTGAAGAATATAAAAAGAAAAAAGAGAAAGAATATTTAGAAAGAAAACAAAAAAGAGAAGAAGAAGAAAAACAGAAAGAAATAAATAAAAAAGAATTAAATAATACTGTTAATGTATTAGTTAATAAATCATTAAATATAAATAAAAAGAAGAATAATAAAGTAGAAAAAGAACAACAAAATAACATAAATAGTTCTTTAATATATTATGTTCCATTTTCATATACATCTCCACAAAATGTATGTGATAATAAAAAAGAATGTAAAATTACTAAGAGTCAAATGTGTCAAGCAATTACAGATAATCTAATTGTTCGAAATAATATTATTGCTGCTATATTAACAACTATTCCTAAAAAAATAGGTAAAAATAGTTATGAAGGTGGAATATGTTATCAAAAATTTTTAAATTTAGATAAATGTAATGTATGTGTTCCATTAAATTATACTTCATTATTTTCAGGAGATAAAAATGATATCAATAAAATATTAAAAACTATATTATTAAAATCAGATTTTTTAAATAGTAAAGAATGTAATGAAAATGATGGATTCTTTTTTAAATTATCTGAAGAAGAAATAGTTACACTTGTTAAAAAAAGTACGGATGATGCTGTAATTAATCCTAAATCAAAATATAATCGCTTTTATTTAGAATGTTCTAAAAAATTAAAGAGTACTTACTTTGATAATTTAAATGTTCTAATTAATGTTTTAGATAAATTAAAAGCAGCTCCTATTATTAATAATACTACTTTAAATATTATTGCTAATGAAACAAAAGAAATTATAGATAATATGTATAATTTATGTAATTATTATTATGTTTATGCTATTATTGCTCTATTAAATTCTGATTTAGATAAAGTTGTTATTAAAGAAGATAAATTAGAAAAGAGTTATAAAATTGTATTGGAAGATGAAAAAATGCAACAATCTAGTGAAGAATGACAAGATCAATAAAAAAATTATATTGTATAATATTATATAATGACTAAAAAAAGTATAAAAGGTGGAGATAAAACTATAGAAACGAATAGTTCAATAAAGTCTACTTTTAATATACTTATTAAAAATAATAGTAAAAAATCTGTATATGTTACCGTTAATGGAGAATATTTAAAAGCTATGTATGAGTTAGATGGAAATATTTATGGCTTGCCTCCATGGGGAAATTATTATAAAATAGAAGATTTTGTTTATAATGGAAAAAATTTAAAATATAATGGAGATAAATTTAAAAATAATACTATTATTCTTACTACAAATAATAATAGTGCAAAAAAAGAAAATAAATCTAATATTATAAATAGACTTAAACAAAAAGAGACAATTAGAAATCTTACCAATACTGGAAAAACTGCAGTGGTTACGGCTGGATTAAATACTGCCGCTGCTATTGATTCGTGTGTAATATCTTAATTCTAAATAAAAATATATATTTTATATACAAAGTATTTAAAATATATCCAGATGGATTTATAAGGGAAAAGGAGGGTTTATAAAGGAACCTTAGTTCCCTTATTTTAGATAGAATATTGTTTTCTAGGAGGTCCACTTATTTGACCAGGAGTTCCATTTGATGCACTTGGACCTGCATCAATATCATTTTGCATATTTGTTAAAGCATTAATTTCAAAAAACATACTTCTTCCTAGATCCTTCATTGAATTTATAACATCATTTATTGCATTACCTACATTTCCACCTTTTAATTTTATTTTTTTATTATTTTTATTCATATATAGTTATTATATATATTTATTATAAATATTTATTATATAATAAATTTAATTTTTGGTTTTACATTTGAGTTAGTTTAAGGTGCATATTTAGAATATTTACTATATCATTCCGTCTATTTATTTTTGCAGCCATTATTGGTGTTGTTCCATTATTATTTGGCAAATAAATATCGATTCCTATTTGATTTATTAAAACTTTAACACATTCTTTATGACCGCACCAACATGCAGCAAAAAGAGGTGAAATTCCTTCTTTATCAGCTTTGTTAATATCAATCCCAGGTATTGATATTAAAATTTTAACAACCTCTAAATAACCCAGAGAACAAGCTATATGAAGGGGTGTTATATCATAAGTAGTTGCTTTATTTATTTCAATATTTGGAATATTTATCAATACTTTTATAGATTCTATTTTATTATATCTACATGCTATCCATAATGGTGTAAATCCTCTAATAGTTTCCCCTTTATTAAAATCAATATTTGAATTTAATGATAATAATTTTATTGTTCTAATATATTCTTTTTTAGCTGAAAGAAAAGGTATTGTATCATAATTTTCTGATGGAAAATCTTCTAATATTTTTTTCAGTAATGAAAACATTATATCTTCAGGTAACTCTAAAATTTGAAAAATATAATCAGGATTTTTGTAAATAAAAGGTGTTATTTTAAGTGATGGGAAATTTTTTTCTTCATTTCCAATATTATGAATTTGACATAAATCAATAAGAGACAAATAATTGCTATATTCTAATAGCTCTAATATAAGACATATCTTATTATATCTACTTTTATTATTTCCCATTTTATATTTACTTATATGAATAATATAATATTTTACTCATATAATTATATCAATTTTTCTAAAAAAATCCACCTAATATTCTATCTTGTAATGGTTTTAAACTAATTTCACCAACAGAATTAGAATCAAACTGAAATGAATATTCATTTTTTAAAACTTTTATTTGTGATTTTACATGATGATTTCCAGGACAATTATCTGGAAGACTTTCTAAATATTTTAAATTATTTATATAATTTAATCCAATTATGTTATTCAATATTTTTTTTTTAATTTGTTCTAAATTTCTAAAATGATAATGAACTAAGCATATTTTTGTTAAAAGATAATCATCTCGCATTATATGATTTCCATGATCAATTGGACCTAAATAAATAGAATTATTAAAAAATGTTTTTGCCATATTTTTATAATCTACATATATTCCTGTTTCACATTCTGTTAAAATTCTATCATAATCGTCTTTTTTAATTATTGGATTAATATAGTTAGCTTTATAAATATGTGCAATTGGTAATGTATTCATATAATTTAAAATTAAAGTTTTATTAATTGAAATTTTATTATTATCATGATAAACTATAAACTCGTCTATATCAATTGGAAATGCAATATCGTTTGATGTACAATTTTGATCAATTAATTGTTTCATATATTCTCCTTTTTTTTTATAATCATTCATTCTATATATATTTATTCCAGTATCTCTGAGCTCTTCTATTATTTCATATGTACCATCATTTGAAAAATTATCAATTATATATAGATTACCAAAACCAAACATAGATCCATGATAAACTATCCAATCTTTTATAATATCATTTTCATCTTTTACCATAGTAAATAATTTTATCATTATAATATATTATAATATATTATAATTTTGCAATACAAACTAATTTATTTTCCTGTTGATCCAAATCCTCCAATTCCTCTTATAGTTTCTGTCAACTGGCTTACTTCTACTATAAAATCAAATCTTTCAATCTTTTCTAGAATAGCTTGTGCAATTCTATCACCTTTTTTAATCTCAAAATTTTTTGTTATGCTATTATTAATTAAACACACAAAAATTTCTCCTCTATAATCATAATCTACAACACCTGCCCCTACATCAATACTATTTTTAACAGATAGTCCTGATCGCGGAGCTATTCTTAAATAATGTTTATCTGTAGAATCTTCTTCCCAACTAACTGCAATTCCAGTTGAAATTAGTTGTCGGGTTTGAGGTAGAATTTCATAATCTTTTGAAGAATAAAGATCTAGACCAGCAGCAAATTCAGATCCATAAGTAGGGATTTTTGCATTATCATTCAATAATTTAATGTTAAGTTTCATTTTTGGATATATATATTAATTATTATCCTTTTATATTAAATATTTTATAATAAATATTTAATATAAAAGGATATATTATAATATTATAATAATGAATGCAGTATTTATTAATGATATAAATAAAGATGAGAATAAATATTTATGTAATATATGTTCTACAGAATTAGATAATAATGGAATTGGTTTAAAATGCAATCCAATAAAACATACTTTTTGTTATGAATGTATTCTAGATTGGTATAATGAAATTAAATTTAAAAAATATACTGGAAATTATACAATTACTTGTATGTGTCCAGTTTGTAGAAATGATGGTGGTAAATTACCATTATTAGAAGGATATGATTTAATTAAGGGTATTCACTATGTTAAAAAAATTGTTATTAAAAAGGAAAAACCGGTTGTTCAAAAATGTGGTGCTAAATTATTATCTAAAAATGATACGTGTAAAAGAAATGGTAGAAGTGATTGTAATGGTTTATGTATGATTCATTTTAAGATTAATCAAAAAGTTGAAGAAAATACTATTGTTATCTAGAGCAACTTTCTTTCTCATCCTTTTTCAATTTTATATAAAAATATATATCATAATATTTATGAATAAAAAATAATTTGAATATGTAAAATGTCGGGTTAAATGTATAATATTTTGAATATTATCTTTATTTGACGAAACAATGAAACATTTTAAATAATCAGATATTCTATTTCTAGGATTTAAAAAAGTATCTGTTTTATTTTCAATAGATAATAATCTTTTCTTATAAACATGATTTATATTTACACCAAATACAAATATGTTTGCTAAAATTAATAATAAATATTTTTTTAATAAAAATAATTTTGTATTAAATAAATAATAAAATATTAAATTTGCAGTATCTTTTAAAAAATAAATATTTTTAGAGGGAATATAATCATATTTTTTTATTAAATTATGTAATACAATATCACTTATATGAACTAAATGTAATGGAATTATATAGTTAAAAGTTTTTTGATTCAAATAATATGAAAACAAATAAATAAAATAATATTTAGCATAAATAAAGTATTCTGGTTTTAATATTGGAAATTTATTTTTTATTAATATACTATTTAATTCTTCTGCTGAATATAATTTTTGTAAATTTTTATAATAAACTATATCTAAAAATTGTGTTATTTTTTCAGAAATGAAAGAATGTATATTTATTATATTCATTATATTAATAATAGTATATATTTTCCTTTTAAGATTATAAAAATTGAATATTTTTTATATAAAAATTATATAAAAGTTTAACTCAATATCTCTAAAATGGATACTAAAAAGCTAATTAAAGGACAAAGATATAAGTTTTATATAAAAACTCCATATTCTAATGAATTTTATAGAGCTAACTTTTTTTCTATTTGTTATACTACTTTAATAACTAATTGTAATCAAAGAGAGGATAATAAAGATACATTTGTATCTACTCCAATAGAATGGGTAACTGATATAATTTTACTTGAAGATATTTTACCTAATATTAAATTACCTGTAGATGTATTACGAATTATTGATAATTTTATATAAAAATAAGGATTTAAAATTTTGATTTATATTATAAATATATGTCTGTTTTACAAAGATTAGTTAATGAAAAAAAAGATATTGAAAAAAATCCTCCTGGTAATTTATCAGCAGGACCATTAAATGATAATATGTTTGAATGGGGAGCGATTATTATGGGACCTACTGAAACTCCATATGAAGGAGGAGTATTTCATTTAAATATTCATATTCCGTATGATTATCCCTTTATACCACCTACTTTTATTTTTAAAACAAAAATTTATCATCCGAATATTAATAGTAGTGGACATATTTGTATGGATATTTTAAAAAGTCAATGGAGTCCATCATTAACTATATCAAAAGTATTATTATCAATATGCTCTCTTTTATCGGATCCTAATCCTAATGATCCTCTTGTTCCAGAAATTGCAAATGAATTAAAAAATTGTAATGATAAATATATTAAAACAGCTAAAGAATGGACTACTATTTATGCTTGTTAACGCTAAAAATTATTATAATAAAATAATTGATATTTTATTATAAAGATATTAATATATTATATATATAATAAATGGATCCTGATAATAATTCAGCTCATTTTGTTATATCTATTGAAACTATAAATATTCAAAATACAAATATATATAATTTGATTGATAATTTATTAGAAGAAATGAGAAACAATAGTGATATATTAAATTTTGATGAAATATCTGAAAATGAAATTCATTTAGATATTCAATTTCAATATATAAATAATGGATCTGGTCAAGAATCAGAAAATAACCATTATAATAGTTGTTCTCAAATTAATCAACTATTATGTAAATCTCAAAAAATTAAAAAAGATGATCCAATTTTAAATGAAAATTGTTCAATTTGTATGCAACAATATAAAGTTGCTGAATTAAAAAGGGTATTACCAAAATGTAATCATTTTTTTCATAAAAAATGTGTTGATAATTGGTTGAAAAAAAAAGGTAATTGTCCAACATGTAGATATGAATATTTGCAACAAAATAATAATAATTTTGAGGATGGAGAACAAGAGGCTGAATCTATAGCTGAAGAAGAAGAACAGGAAATTGAAGAAGAACAAGAAATTGAAGAAGAACAGGAAATTGAAGAAGAACAGGAAATTGAAGAAGAGGAAGAAGAAAATAAAGAAGGATAATCTTTTATTTATTTATTTTCTTTGTCTTCTTTTATTTTTTCAATCATTTCTTTTATCTGTTTTCTAACATTCTTTTTTTGTTTTGAATCATTTGTCATTTTATTAATCATTTCATTTATTATTTTTTGGATATCATCTGGATTAGTATTAATTAATTTTTCTAATTGTTCAAACATAGGATTTTCTTTTAATTTTTGTAATTTAGTATCTTCTTTTTTTATAGGATTATTTTGTTTCTTTTTAGCAGAATCTTCAAATCTTTTTTTTAATGCTTCTCTATTTTTTTCAATTTCTTCTTTAGTAAGATTTTCCATAATTTATATATATATTTATATATAATTTTATATAATTATATATACTAATTATATATATGATTATAATTTTATTTTTAATTTTATTTTTTATTCTATTTTTTTATTTTATAAATAAATATATTGGAAATTCATATAAAATTATTGATTCTTTTAAAAATAATAATAAAAAAGGTGTCATATTAATGTATGCAACTAATAATATTATTGATACATATGCTAAATATTCAATTGAAATAAATAAAAAATATGCTAATAAAAATAATTATGATTTTAGACTTGTTACTGAATCATATGATGATAAAGTAACACATGCATGGCAAAAAATACCAGCTGCTATAGAATTATTAAATGAAGGTTATGATTTTGTAATGTATATTGATAGTGATGCAATATTTTATGATCAATCAATTAAGATTGAAGATATAATATCAAAATATAATAACGATATTATAATTTGCTCAGATTCAGAAAATTCAGGAAATTTATATAAAGTAAATGGGGGATCACTTATAGTACAAAATACAGAAAAGTCGAAAAAATTATTAGAGCAATGGTGGGATTTAAGATATAAATATGATGTATTTGCTTACGAACAGCATGCAATGTCAGATATTGTTGAAAATAAATTAGAAAATATTGATAATAAAATAATATCAGTTGCACCTGAAACAGAATTTAATTCTTCTTTTTCTGAAGTATTACAATATTTAAATAATCATACTGAAAATAAGTATGATAGATTTGTATTACATCTTATGGCAATAGATGATGCAAGAAGAGAAAATGTATTAGAATTTATAAATCAAACATTATAATCAACCATTTTTCTTTCGATATCTGAATAAGATTCTCTTTGTTTTCCTAATTTAGGATTAAAAACATACCAATCTCTATCTGGTTGAAGACTTTTCCAATATTGATCTACACAATAATCTTTATTTTCATATTTTTTTTCTAATAATGATGCTCCATTTTTAAAATTATTTAATAATATTCTAGCAAAATTTTTATTTACAATATATCCAGATGCTGTTTGGGAATTTAGTGTTTTTTTTAAAAAATTATATTCTGTATCTTTTGGATTAACTAGATCATTTGATGATAACATTAAAACATCATAATTAATATTATTTTCAAAAAAATTATTTATTGTGTTTATTGTTTCGTCTGGATTTAATGTAAATTCAAAATCATCTTCAAATATAATACAGTTTTTATAAGGAGATTTAATAAATGTTTCTAATGTTTTAATATGACTTTTTGAACACCCTAGATCTCCTTGTTCTGGCATATAAATAGCTGGTATGCGAACTATTTTGTTACTATCTATACCTATCTTTTCCATTTCTTTTAAAAAGTCTTTTTTTCTATCTTCTCTTTTATCTAAATTTATATAATATATAACATCTATATGATCATTAATTGTTTTATTTGAAAAATATTCTTTTTTATTTATATTATTAATATTATTATTAATATTATTATTACTTTCATTCCATAAAATTGATAAAATAAATATTATTAATAAAATATATATAATATATTTCTTAGATGATTTAATATAATATAAAAAAATATATACAAATAAAATATTTAATAGAAGACCAAATATA